TAAACGTTCGTGGTAACGACTCACCTTATCAGCAAGGGTAGCTATAGCCTTCAATACTTCTTGATTTTCCATAATATCTCCTTGATTTATAATTTTTGGGTGAGATCTAATTTAAACATGTGTACAAAATATATCAAGCAATCTTTTATAAATTGTTTTCTTGACACGTAATTCATGTTATGAAAGGGACAGAAAAAAGAATGAAAGCGCAAACAAACGTATTTGGCAGAATAGTAAAAAGATATGATATGCCTTTGGAGGCTATTGATGATTTAAATACTAAATATGAAAAACATAGAAAAGAACTTAAATCGTTTGGTCCAAGATTAGCTGGTAGATTAGATTCTGAAAAAGAGTTTACACATCTTATAGGGAAAACAGAAATATCTAAACATATAGTAGACTGTATGCATGATTATATTGAAACATTAGATAAAGTAAATTTATTTAAGGGACCTAAAGAATTAGAAATATTAAGTTGTTGGATAAATGATATGAAAGAAGGAGAATACAATCCTCCTCACACTCACCATGATAACACTGGTTGGTCTAGCGTAATGTTTTTAAAAGTCCCAGAATTTATTAATGATGTTAAAGACCCTCATAAATTTAGAGATGGTCAATTAGGTTTTACAGATGTCAATGGTACAAACATGACATGGATGAAACCTAAAATAGGTCATTTTTATATATTTGAAGCAGGCCATCAACATTGTGTTATGCCTTTTAAAACAAAGATAAAAGGTGAAATTAGAAGGTCTATGTCTTTTAATTTTATACAAAAAATATAATGTTAAATAAAAAAATTATATTTTGTGCAAGTAACAAAGATATGGTTGACATATGGCCACATCCTGAACCTGCTTCAAGAGTTATTCCAGATGAATATAAAAAATTAAAAAGATTTAAAAATAATGATTTTCATAATCCGACAGTGAAAACCTGTATTCCTTTTTTAGATTCATTAACCATGGGCTATATTATTTCTTTCGATCAAGATTATCTCGTTGATCCTGTTGAAAATGATTTTGTCATAACACCAGCTAATAAAGAACAGCAGGATGTTGGATATCACCATCAAAGACAACTACCTAACGAATGGCAAAAAACTACGGGTGAGAATGCAGGTAAATTTATCAACAAATGGTTAATTAAAACACCACCTGGATACAGTTGTTTATTTGTAAAACCGATGAATAGGATAGAAAGTCGTTTTGAAATTATACCAGGTGTTGTTGATACAGATACTTATATTAACATAATAAATTTTCCTTTTATTTTACACAAAAGAAATGAACAATTTTTAATAAAAAAAGGCGAGCCAATGGTTCAAGTTATACCCTTTAAACGTGAGTCATGGAAAATGTGGAGTGGTTTTTATTTTGAAAAAGCACATAACAAAGTTTTATCAATGTTAAGAAGCGAGTGGGTGGACAGATATAAAAAAATGTTTTGGGCAAAAAAAAATTTTAAATAATTATTTTAGTAATTAAGAATGATTTGGATCGTAATCTTGCCAAGTTTTTGACCAAGAAAAAGAAAAATTATCCTCTGTGTTGTTAGAATCTGCAGCTAACCAAGCATCTAATTGAGTTTTAAATTCGGCTGCCTCGGCTGTACGGTATTCAGTTACTGCTTCTTCAATTTGTAATTTTCTTACCTCAGCCCAAGTTAATAAATCAGCAATCGTGGTTGATCCTACTGCATCAGATGTGGCACTAAGAATTGTGCTACCTGTCATCATACCAGTGCTCGGATCTTTTAATTGTATTTCATTTTGTCCTGCTAAATTGTTCCAAATAACATAATGATAATTGTTTGGACACCAACCATCTACCCAATTTTTACCTTTGTCGGCCCATTCAATATGAAATGAATCATCAACTTTTATACTATCATTATTTGAAATTACTATTTGATCAGCCATAGATTATCCTTAATGTTTTATAATATAGTTTACAACTACAAAAGGTGAAAAAGAATTAGTTCCTGAACCCGTCACTGTTCCAGTCAGTGTTCCAGACAAAGTGTGTGCGTGATTATGACCCGTTCCTGATCCAGCGTTATTCATGGCTAAATTTGAGGTAGCATCTGTATTTGCTCCTCTTGTGACACCAGCTTGTTCATTGTCGGCTCCGTTAGTATAAAATGGATTGGGATAATTTGTATTGTGATTATGTGAAGATAATTGTGCAGTTGTAAGAGAGGTGTTACTTATATTACCAGTAACTGTGACTGCTTGGTTGTTAGTTACAGCAACTGTCACTGTATTTGCACCGCCTGTACCAGCTAAGTTATATGTATTACCATCATACCCTTGTGGCATTTTACCTTGTAAGTTAGGAACGTTAAAAGTTGTTGAACCATCACCGTTTCCATAAGTTGAGGCAATTACAGCAAATAAATCCGCATATGTACTTCTTGATACGGCACTGCCATCACATAATAAATAACCTGCTGGAGCCGCAGCTTTTGTCCAAGGCTTGATTGCGCCTACTTCACTTCTGTTTACTATATCTTGTAAGTTAGCCATAATTAATCGTTATACTTTAATAACCAACCATTGTCACTGTCATAAAACACCAATGCTATGCCTGCTCGGTTAGTTGAAATTGTTAAATCTGCTGCAGTCCCTTGAATCTTTTGACTGTTTCTTCCAACAGTAATATTGTTTGTAGCTGCTGTGCCATGTGAATCAATAATCTTTACTTGAGCACCTATAGATGGAGAGGCAGGTAAAGTTATTGTTACCGCAGCGCCAGATGTATCAACAAAAATGTTATCACCAGAAGACGCAGTGTACGCACCAGACTTTTCAATCCAAGCTTCACCTAAACCAGCTAAAGTAAATATATCATACCAGTTTGTACCGTCTGTAGATACTAATCTGTATTTACCATTTGTAATAGTAACAGTGTTTCCTGTAGCACCTAGTCTAGCAGATATATCAGCGCCACCAGAAATGTTGTTATAAATTCCATAAGTTTTTTGTGTAGCTGGAAACTGCACTGTATGAGCTGTAGAAACTGTTCCTGTAAAAATTAATTGGTTTTGTCTTGCTTCGTTGTTTGCTTGAGATTGTGGACCATCGCCGTTTGTTAGCGTTGTTGAAGTCCCTGTAGTAATTGCTTTAGAATAAACACCAGCAATTGAATATTCAAAAACTTGAGAGAAGTTATTATTCGTAATAGTACCCCAAGTACCCGAATTCTCTCCTGATGTTTGTAGCTCTATTCGTAAGCCAGTTGAATAAGTTGAAGTCATTTAATCTCCTAATAAAGTTTTAGTTATTATTTTAAAGTTTGTCAAAACTTTTATGCGGCTTCATGAACTTCTGTCCAACTTATATCCGAGTTAGAATCATCTACAACTGACCAAAAAGTCCCTTGTAAAGTTCCAGTTGTGCTTGTAGCAGAAACGCCAGTCGGTGTAAAGCTAACATCTGTGCGAATATTTAATGCTCCTATATTTGATGTGATAGAAACACTTGGTGCTTCATAGCTAGTTTCTTGTGTTTCATCTCCTAAAGAAAGTGTTGTTCCAATACCAGTTACAGATATATTCTGATCTGTTGCTGGTGTCGGAGTTCCTAATGCCGAGGTCAGTGCATTACCAGAAGAGGATACATCAATTGATATACCAACATTAGGTGTCCCTAAAGAAACATCAAGTTGAGGTTCACTTGCTGCAACAACAGTAATCGTTGCATCACCTGTAATAGAAAAAGTTCCTATTGAAGAAGTAGTAGATACTCCAGTAACAAATACTGATGTGCCAACAGTACCAACACTAGATGTAAGAGAAGTTCCTGAAGGATTTATTTGAGCAGTACCAACAGCAGTAATAGTTCCAGCAGTTGATGTTAAACTGGTACCAGTTACAGATATATTGCAATCAACGGTAACTGTCTCAGTACCTAGAGATGACGTGAGGCCATTACCTGTAACAGAAACAGGTGCTTGTTCGTTCCAGGCACCACTGCTCCAAGTTTCTCGGCCCCATCCTTGGATAGAGGCCATAATTTATTCTCCTATGCGATCCTTAAAATTGCAGCAGTTGCCTCAGCAGCAGGGAACGTAATTGTAAATGTTCCTGAAGTTGAAGATTTAACTGCACCAAAATCTAGTACACAAACAGATGCATTGGTAGTCAAACCAGATACAGTTGAACTATTATAAATTACAGCAGCTTGTGCTGAAATAGTTGCACTTGTAAATGATATATCACTAAAATCACAAACGGCAGTATCTGATGATAATGTTGGCGTAACAGATGTTAACGCTCCACCACCCTCAGAATATGTTCCTGAATTTGCTACTTCATCAGTTTGTTGAAAAGCAGTTGTTGATTTGCT